TCCAGCTTGGTTCGGTAGTTAATGTTGTGGGAGAAAATTTGCCTAAAATAGATATTTTAATTGGAGGTTCGCCTTGCCAATCATTCTCATTTGCTGGTAAGCGTAAAGGAATGAGTACAAAAGATGAGCAAGAGATTTTGACCCTTGAGCATTACCTCCGGTTGAAGTCTGAAGGATTTGAGTTTGAAGGTCAATCCTATTTATTTTGGGAATACATGAGATTACTTAATGAAGTAAAACCAAAATATTTTCTGCTTGAAAATGTAATGATGGGCAAGAAATGGGAAAAGATTTTAAGCGAGGCTATTGGAGTTAAGCCGATAATGATTAATTCATCTTTAGTGAGTGGTCAGAATCGTAAGAGACTCTACTGGACTAACATAGGATTGTCTAATGATGGATTATTTGGCGAATCTATATCCGGAATAGAACAACCAATAGACAAGGGTATCTTGCTGAAAGATATACTCGAAGAAAATGTAGAGCCTAAATATTTTTTAAGCGAAAAAATGAATGTTTGGCTTGAAAGACATTCCAAAAAAAGAGGAAGTAAATACAAAAAAACAATTGGAGACAGGGTTGAAAGTTGCTTAACAGTTAGTGGACAATGCGCCGTTAATCTTTCGGCTGATTTTATTTTAGAACCCAAAGAGATTATCCAATTGAATTCATCATTAGAAAGCGGAGGCAAACAGCCTTATCAACAAAATAGAGTTTATGATTCAGAAGGAATCTCCCCAGCTTTATGTGCAAATAAGTCAGACCTACTTATTCTTGGTGGTGACTATAGAAATGATGAAGGCTTTAGGTGGAGAGAGAATGGCAAGACAGGTACATTAGCGGCTAGAGCAAGAAATGATGAAAGCTGTGGTCAATTGGTAAAAACAAGCATTATTGCAACTCAAATTGGGAATAGTGAAAATTTTGGTAATGCAACAAGTGACAAAGGCAAAGATTATACTTTAAGGAAAGCTCAACCTAATGGGGTTATTGTAAATTCAAATATAAGAAGGCTAACTCCAGTAGAATGCGAAAGATTACAAACAGTTAAAGACAATTATACAAATCATGTTTCTGATTCACAACGTTATAAGATGCTTGGCAATGGCTGGACAGTAGATGTAATTGTACATATCTTAAATTACATAAAATAATTAATTACTAACAATTTAAATAAATAAAACAATGTTCAACACTAACAGAAAGATTGAGTACACCTACTTCGGAGGAACAAAGAAAATGGTAAGTAAGATTATAGATGGAGTTAGAATGGACACATGGGTTACAGGACCAGACCATCGAGAGATGTGCATCTACAAGATACAGGACCACAACGTAAACCTAAAGGAACTTAGGCAAGATGGTGATTCGTTTAAGAAAACAAAGTATCGTGTAGTATATTTGCTCCTTCATAAAATCGAAATGGAAAACATTGGGGAGTTCATTCACGCATCAGAGAATTACAGAACATTATGGTTCACTAATCCATCACATCCTGAGGGCAAGAAGATAGGCATACCTATTATGAACATTGTGTCCTGCGAGAAGGTAAGGGAATAATGGTTCTGCCCGAAGAAGACATCACCTACTACGAAGAATTTGTAGGTGCGTCAGTTTTGCATCAGCAATGCGAAAGGAGTGTGATAGCGCTCCATAAAAAAAACAAAGAGAGAGAGCTTGACGAATGGGCTCAAGTTCTTAATTACGCAACTCCCGATATGCGCGCGTTTGAGATTATTCTTGGAAAAGTAGAGGACTTGGTAGCCTCTATTGACAAGGCTAATGCAATACTAAAATTGATATGACGAAGTCACCGATTAATAAATTAATCTTATGAGCAAGACTAAAATAACTGAAAACTTTGGGGTCGCACCTAATGAATTATTGAACGACTCAAAGATAAGTTTGAAGGCTAAAGGTCTCTACGTTTATATGCAATCTAAACCTGATGATTGGGTGTTTTCTGTTGATAGAATAACCTATCAAAATAAGGACGGAGTGGATAGCGTAAGAAGTGCTATTAATGAATTATTACAGAATGGGTTTTTATCAAAGAAAAAGATGTCTAATCAATCTAACAATACTTTCTGGCAGTACAAGGTAATACAAGGTAGGTCGGAAAATCCAAGGTCGGAAAATCCCAACATGGGAAAATCCAACCTTGGAAAATCCGACCCCTTAGTAATAAAGAAAGAAAGTAATAAAGAATTAATAGTAAAAAAGATAATAGATGAGCGTTTTGAAAAATTTTGGAATCTATACGGAAAGGACATACAAAAGGACAAGTGCTATAACGATTGGAAGTTTATAAATACGATTGATAAGGACAAGATTCTTAACACACTTCCAAACTATATCGCATCAACTCCTGATGTCCAATTTAGAAAGCATCCACTAACCTATCTAAGAAATAAAGCATGGTTAGATGAAATCTTTATTCCTAAAAGCCAAAATCCTTTTAGCGAAGCAAAGGATAGCCCACGCCCGCCGACCGCCACGCTGACAGTACCAGATAATTATTAGACATGACAAAGAAAAACACATTAGTAGACACGATGCTTGAGCAGGATGTTATCAGCTACCTACTTGAGCAGACCCACTACATAAAGGAGGCTAACAAAATTATCGACGGCGAATGTTTTACTAACAGCCTGCTGAAGGCATCATATCTTGCGATGGTTGAATTATCACAGGTCGGCAATACGTTCACACGTTTCGATGTATTTCGTGTGCTTAAATCAAAGGAATCGGAGTTGGGGGTAGACACCTCATCTGTGATTAAGATGATGAGCAATAGGATATTTGACTTAACAGATGTTTGCTTTCAGTTGAAGGAGTTTTCTGTTAAGAGAAATGTATCTGATATTATCTCACGAGTAAACTCACAGATAGTCAATGGCGAGGACTCGGCAATGATACAATCTACGCTATTTTCGGGTGTTGACTCCTTGCAAGTAGAGAAGACCAACGAGGAAGTTACCCATATCAAGGACATATACGACAACGTAATCAAGGACTTGGGCGACAACGCAGGCAAGAGCAAATTCTCAGGCATCGACACAGGAAGTAGACTACTTAACTATACACTTGGTGGTTGGCAGTCTGGAATGATTGTCATCGCAGCTCGACCTTCGATGGGTAAAACTATTGTAGGCTTGGAACACGCAAAGGCAGGAGCTAAGGCAGGAAAGAACGTATTGTTTCTATCATTAGAAATGCCAAAGGAGTCCTTGTTATATAGAGTTATCTCATCTGAGGCAACTGATTATAAGTACTCAGACTTGGGGTCATACAGGGTCAGCAAGGAGGATATTGAAATCATTGCCAAGTCAGATGCAAGGGGGCTAAGGGACTTGCCTATATTCTTTTATGATTCAGACAATAGGGACATGAACTATCTATCTACCATCATAACTGCTGAGTGTAGAAAGAACAAGATAGACCTAGTCATCATAGACTATATGCAACTAATTAGAGACAATCAGATTAAAGACCAAAGCGATTTCTCTCAGGTATCATCTGTCAGTAGTAAGATTCAAAAGCTAACACGTAAACTCAATATCCCTATCATCGCCTTGTCTCAACTATCCCGCTCCATCGAGGCAAGAACAGACAAGAGACCGAGTCTATCTGACCTACGTTCAAGTGGCAACATCGAACAGGATGCATCTATTGTCATAGGGCTATACCGACCTGATTATTACGCAATGTCAGAGGCAAGAGCTCAGAACCTACCTGACCCTGAGTTTACCCACGAGCTAGACTATGTGATACTAAAGAACAGAAATGGACGCACAGGTTCAGCCATCAGGTATTGTGACGTGATGACCAATAGAGTAAGCGACGACAAGGAGACCTTGTTTAGGTTCACCGCACCCGATATATTATTCAGGGACTCGGTGATTAATACGATTGATAACGGATTTGATAATAATAACATAGTAGAAACCCCATTTTAATTATGGCTACGCCCAAAGAAAAAGCAGAAGAAATTTATAACAAATGCTTAGATAAAATTCAAGGATTAGAAGGTACAGAATGGTGGGAATCTGCCAAACGATGCGCATTAATTGCAGTAGACGAGATTATAAAATTCGGCAACGAACAAGGAGTTAGAGAGCCAATGATGTATTGGTATAAAGTTAAACAGGAATTAGAGAAACTATGAACATATACAAAGAGTTAGCAAAATTTAATGTCGTTAAGTTTCATGATGCTGAGCATAAATATTTTATAGGCGAGCAAGAACTTATATCAGGTACTGCATTTGTTGAGATGTTTAAAGAAAAGTTCGACAAGAAAGGTACAGCAGAAAAGTCAGCCAAGAAAAAGAATATTTCTGTTGACGAGGTGCTATCTGATTGGGCATACAAAGGGGAGTTTGCCCGCACAAAAGGAACGCTCCTTCATAACTACGCTGAGAACTATTGGCAGAATAAAATCTACCCATACGATGATAGTATTTACACCGAACAATTTGGCGAAGGGGTAATGGCTGAAAGATTAGACGCTTGCAAAGAACACTTCCATAACTTTTATTTAAGAGCCAAGAAGAACTTAATCCCAGTAGCAATGGAGCTTGTCGTAGGGGATGCTGAGATAGGCATAGGAGGGATGGTCGACTGCCTATTTTGGAACGATAAGTATAATGAGTATCAGGTCTGGGACTATAAGACTTCAAAGGAAATCAATGAGTATTCTAAGTTTAGAAAGCGACTCAAAGCACCCCTAAATTTCTTGCATGAGTGCGAGCTTGAGACCTACTCAATACAATTAAACTTGTATAAGTACATCATCGAAAAGAATACCGATATCAAAATAGGCAAGTGCTTTATAGTCCACCTGCATGAAGAACAAGAGGACTACAACATCATTGAATGCAAGGAGTACCAAGAAATAATACAACTACTTATCAACTACGTAAAGAAAAACAAGTAAACATTTTGAATTATAAATAAAATAGTTAACTTTGTATCACCAAACAAAATAAATCAATCTTATGGAAAAACAATTAGAGGTCGTCGAGGACATAGTCCAAGAGGCAGAGATTTGCATACGAGACGCCTACTATCGTGGGTACGAAGAGGGAGCTAAGATAAATAACCTATCCTTCATAAGCAAAAGCCAACTATTAAGAACATTCGATTCTTACGCAAGCAAATACATTAGGCTCACAGGAGACGAAGATGGGTCGGTATTTGTACCTAGACAACCTGACGGGATGCGATTGGGGATTACATTAGATACATTAATCAAAAACTTTTTACTATCATACGACGATGAATAAACGACTAATGAGCAACCAAGTTGCAGCGTACCTTATATGCGAAGGCATCCCATATACGAAATTAGATGGAACAATTAATCTTTTAGTAAAGAAAGCTAATAGTAGTTGCCATTACGCAATGATAGAATTCTTTCCATTACAAGACGAGTTTTACGAATCGCCAAGAACAAAATGGTTCACGTTCAGCAGATTAACAGGGAATGAGCCAAAAGAAATATTTAATAAATTAAAAGACTATTTAAATAACTAACAAGATGACACCAGAAAACAAAGCATTACAACTACTTGACAGATTTGATTTCAATAACAAATCGAATGATTTTAATAGCAAGCAATGTGCATTAATA